CTTTTGTGGATGCATGACCAAAACTACACGCCACTTTCCAGTGCAGTAGGTGTAAATCGTGACGATTCGCTTTATTTGCTGGATGAGATTGTGCTAACGAGCGCGGTATCCAAACAATCCGCTATGGAATTTGTCGAAAAGTACAAAGACCATGCCAATAAGCATGTATTGATTTATGGCGACCCTGCTGGACAAGCTGGCGAAAAGCACGGACACGCAAGCGATTACACCGACATTGAAGGCGTATTGAAGTCAAACGGCTGGAAGTACACGCGCAAAGTAAAACCCGCGCACCCAGCGATTAAAGACCGTCAAAACGCAGTTAGAACGAAAATAAAAACGGCTGACGGCTTGCGAAGCCTTTACGTCAACCCAGTCACTGCAAAGTGGTGCGACAAAGGATTGGCAACTGTACAGCTACAAAAAGGGTCAACTTTTCAGGAAGACCAAACGAACAAACACCAACACATTACAACTGCAATCGGGTATTGCATTGATGTGATTTGGCCATCAGTGAAACGCGAAGCAACTGCAAACAATTTCAAAATGTAAATGATAAAAGTAAACGAACAATCAGACGAAGTTAAGCAAATGGCTACTAACTGGGTTATTTGCGAGTCGTTGATTGGCGGTACTACGTCTATGCGAAAAGCTGGAAAGGCTTATCTACCTAAATGGCCTCGCGAAGACGAATCTGACTGGGATATTCGCAAGTCTATGTCAACTCTATTGCCAGCGTTTAAACGCACGATAGCAGTAATGACGGGTAAGCCTTTCAGCAAAGCGATTACGTTCTCTGATGACTTGCCTGAGCCAATTAAACTAGGCTTCAACGACAGCGACATGCAGGGTAATAACTTGCATAGCTTTGCATCTGAAGTAATGCAGGATGCGCTCGCGTTTGGTATCTCAGGCGTATTGGTTGACGTACCACGAACGAACGGCACGAACAAAACAAAAGCCGACGATAAAGCGCTCGGCGTACGTCCGTACTTAGTCCATATCAAGCATGATCAAATCCTAGGATGGAAATCAGAGCGTATCAATGGCGCGATGGTATTGACTCAGTTACGCATATCAATGTCAGTCAGTGCTGACGATGGCGAATACGGAACTAAGCAAGTCAATCAAGTCTTAGAACTAACCCGTGGCGCATTTAAGATCCATCAAGAGAGTGAAAAAGGTTATGTGGTTGTCGATGAAGGCTTTACCACAATCAAAGTAATCCCATTTGTACCGTTCTACGGGCGCAAACAAGGCTTTATGTGTGGCATTTCACCACTGCTAGACCTCGCGCACTTGAATGTCAAACACTGGCAGCATCAAAGTGATCAAGATGACAGCGCGGTCTTTTCACGTAAGCGCTTACTTGCTTTTATCGGTATTGACAATGGCGCTCAAGTCGTCGTTTCAAGCAATGGTGCAATCAACGTTCCATTGGGCGGCGATATTAAAATCGTGCAAGGCAGTGCAGAGGCTGTAACCATTGGACGTACAGAGCTGCAAGCCTTAGAGCAGCATATGATTATGACGGGCGCTGAGATACTACAGCCCCGCGCTGACACACTTAAAACAGCAACCCAGTCCGTGAGTGAGGATGAAGCGAATAAATGCGAGCTTCAACGCATTACAGAGCAGTTTGAAGACGGCTTGGATATGATTGTTGATTTGCAGTGCCAACAATTAGGCATTAAACCCGCTGGTAACGTCACACTGTTCAAAGACTTCGCTGCAAATATGTTGTCTGATGCGTCTGCACAGTTGATTATCTCAATGGCTGACGGTGGTTTTATCACTAAACAAACAGCATTGATTGAAATGCAACGACGCGGCATTTTGTCTGCTGATATTGACCCTGAAACAGAGCTAGAGGAAGTTGATGCACAGCCTCCTAGTTTGGGTACGTTAGATGGCAACGGTCAACAGTAAGTTAGCGGAAGCGTCAATCAATCACAGCATTGACCTACAGCATTTTGCTAACGGCGTAGTAGAGCGAATCCTCGCACTGTTGAACCGAGTAGACGATGACTTAGCCGCGCAAATAGCAACTAAGTTAATGACGTTACCGCCTGAATCGTTCACAGTGCAGCGTTTGGATAAGTTGCTTGCAAGCGTTAGAGAATTAAATCAAGCCGTTTATAGCGATGTCCAAGCAGCAATCGCGCCTGAGTTGAAAGCTTTGGCAGAATATGAAGCTGGTTACCAGTTGCAGCTATTCAATGCGACAATCCCCGCGCAAATATCCACGCTAGCGACAATCAACGCGATTGACTTTGAACGTGTTTACACTGGCGCGATGGCTAGACCATTTCAAGGGCGATTGCTCAAAGAATGGATGGCTGGATTAGAGGAAAGTCGCGCAGTCAGGGTTAGAGACACAATCCGCATGGGTTATGTTGAAAGCAAAACAGTGCCGCAAATAGTCCAAAGCATTAGAGGCACACGCGCTAAAGGCTTTGCTGACGGCATCTTAGAGATTGACCGCCGTAATGCTGAGTCAGTCGTTAGAACAGCCGTTATGCACTTTTCAGGTGAAACTAGAGATAGATTCCATGAAGCCAACGACGATTTAGTCAAGGCTGTGCAGTGGGTTTCAACTTTGGATACGCGCACAACACCGATTTGTATTGCGCGCGATGGAAAAAGCTACACCAACATAACGCATAAGCCAATAGGTCATTCGTTGCCGTGGTTGGGTGGCGCAGGAAAAGCTCATTGGAATTGCAGAAGCAGCTCTATCGCTATATTGAAGTCATACAAAGACTTAGGCATTGATTACCCTGAGCCGTTGGATAGTACGACCCGTGCAAGTATGGACGGTGCTGTAGATGCGAATCTAACCTACAAAACATGGCTACAACAGCAAAGCTTAGAGCGTCAAACTGAAGTTCTAGGCAAAAAACAAGCGCTAGAGTTTCGCAAAACTGGCGAATTACCAGACAAATTCGAGAATGACAAAAGTAGAACTCTGACAATCAAGCAATTGAAAGCTAGAGACGCTAAGTCGCTCAAATAATAAAGTTACAGACCGTTCGATTAAACCCGAGCGGTTTTTTTATGCCCACAAGCAGGATTGCAGAGGGTGAACCGCGATGGAAGTCGCACCGCAAGCGTAAGCAGGATAGCTTACAGAAAGTACCAAGATGAAGTTAAAGCTCGACGATAAAGGCAATGTAGTAGTTCAAGACGGCAAGCCAGTCTATGTGAAAGATGACGGTAGTGAAGTAGCGTTTGACGTTACGGGCACTATTTCAACAATCGCACGATTGAATGGTGAAGCGAAAACGAACCGCGAACGTGCCGAAGCCTCCGAGGGTAAGCTCAAAGGATTTGAAGGCATTGACGACCCAGCCGCAGCGTTAAAAGCGCTTGGCATTGTCAGTAACTTGGATTCAAAAAAGCTTATTGATAGCGGTGAAGTTGAAAAGGTCAAGGGCGAAATCTCTAAGGCATTTCAAGCACAGCTAGACGCAGCGAATGGCAAATCTACAGCACTTGAACAACAACTTTATGCGGAAAAAGTAGGCGGTGCATTTAGCCGTTCTAAGTTTATCGCTGAAAAGTTGGCAATTCCGTCTGATTTAGTTGAAGCACGTTTCGGCAAAGCATTCAACATCGAAGACGGGCGAATCGTAGCCAAAGACAGTAATGGAAACAAGCTCTATTCACCTTCTAATCCAGGCGAATTGGCGAACTTTGACGAGGCTATGGATTTACTTGTTCAACAGTATCCACATCGTGACAGCATCCTAAAGGGTTCTGGCGCAAGTGGCACAGGGGCATCATCTAACGCTGGTACGGGCGGTTCACCCGCAAAAGGAAACTTAGGCGGAACAAAAGAAGAGCGTACGGCGGCTATCGCTGCACGTTTTACAGACCTACCTAAATAAGCTCAATTAAGAGCGGAAAGTAAACAATATGTCATTATCACAAATGCAAGTATTCAATGAATACATCATGCCAACAACCATTGAAACCTTGGGTCAAATGGTTCAAAAGTTCAATTCAGCATCAAACGGCTCTATCCGATTGACTACTGACGGTTTCAG